CTCGGAAAAGAAGTGCAGGAGTGCTACCACGACATTAGTGCGTTCTTTGTAGCGCAGGGCGAGATTCAGGCTGCTGTAGTCCAGCAGGAACACGATAAGAAGCTAGGCAAGCCGGTACAGAAAGACGCTACTGCCGAGGCGCTTGATGCGATGTTTGCGTCGCGCCAGATGTTCAAAATGGAAGTGGAGCTACGCGAAGCATTGATTTATGGCTCGGGTAACGAATCGGGCTTGTACGAAGAGATGTGCCAGCGCCGCGACCAGATTATCCAAGAACGGCGGGACGCGATTGAAGAAGAAGCTAGGCTGGAGCGTATGCGCCTGCGCGAGATTGAGCGCAAGAAGGAGCAGCGCATTCAAAATATCCAAGAGTGGCTGGCGGTAGTTTTTGGGGTGGCGATCAGTAGTTTTATCATGTACGCAATATGGTGGATGTTTAAACACGGGAACGACGAATAATGCTGACATTACTTTCTACGCTGATAAGTTTCCTGATGGGCGGTTTGCCTAAGATTCTGGACTTTTTTCAAGATCGGGCAGACAAGGGCCATGAGTTGAAAATGGCCGCTATGCAGACAGAACGTGAGCTTCAACTGGCTGCGGCAGGCTATGCCGGGCAGGCAAAAGTAGAAGAAATCAAGCTCGATGAAATCAAAATCCAATCTTCTGCCGATACTCAGCAGGCCCTAATTGGTGCCCAGCAGGCTGAAATGCAGGCAATTTATGCGCATGATATGAGTTTGAACGAGGGAACAAGCGTCTGGATGAAGGACTTCCGCGCTAGTGTCCGTCCTGTGATTACCTTTGGCTTCTTTGGTCTTTTGGTGTTTGTTGATGTTGGCCTGTTTTCTTATGGCTGGTACAACAATGTCCCGTTTAAAGACCTTGCCGATATGTTATGGGATTCTGAGACTCAGGCTCTGTTTGCAAGTGTGATAGCATTTCATTTTGGCAACAGGGCATTTGGAAAATGATAGGCTTATACGCAATACAAAATGTTGTGTCTGGTAAAGCTTATGTAGGTAGCTCTGTAAATGTAAAAAATCGCCAGAAAAGGCATTTCCGGATGCTCCAGATTAATATTCACCACTGCACTACTTTGCAACGTGCGTGGAACAAATATGGCGAAAAATCATTTGTTTTTAAATTTATTGGTAATGCCTCTACTTCAAAAGAAGTTAGGGAATTAGAGCAAGCATTTTTAGAGTGTTACTTTGGCAAAGAACTTTACAATATTAAATGTTCAGCAATTGGGTTCCCTGCTGGAGAGAGCCATCCTGCTAAAAGTCCAGACTGGCATCAAAAACACATTTTAAAAACAACTACGCAAGAACAAAGAAACGAAAAGTTTGGAAAATCTAGCAAGGGCATTAAGCGCGACCATAATATTTATTCTGCGGGGGCAAAGAAGCAATGGGACGACCCAGAACAACGGGCAAAAAAAATGGCCGGTATGCGGGGGAAAAGAGAAATTGTAACGTGTCCTTATTGCAAGAAAGAAGGTGGCGGTGGAAATATGCGAAGGTATCACTTTGACAAGTGCAAATTCAAATGATCGTCAGCCCACAATGCTTGAAAATGATTCAGCACCACGAGGGCATCAGGCTTCGCCCTTACCGTTGCCCCGCACTTTTGTGGACATGCCTTGTTGGGCATGTGTGCGATCCGAACCACGCCAGAGTTCCGTTGGAGCAGAGAAAGTCCCTGCCGATACCGGAAGGTTGGAATAGACAATTTACAATACAAGAAGCAGATGCCATACTTGCTAAAGATCTTGAGCGTTTTATCCGAGGCGTATCCAAGTATTGTCCTATTATTACTTCTCAAGGGCAGCTTGATGCATTGGTTAGCTTCAGTTTCAACCTAGGATTAGGTACGTTACAACGAAGCACGCTTAGACAGAAGCACAATCGCGGGGACTATCAAGGTGCCGCGCAAGAATTCTTAAAGTACACCAAAGCTGGTGGAAAAGTTCTAAAAGGTCTGGTCAATCGACGGAACGACGAACGCGCACTGTACCTAAGTAGGTGAAAAATGCCATTATCGAAAATAGTATTTAAGCCCGGGGTTAACCGCGAGAACACGCGGTACACCACGGAAGGCGGTTGGTATGAGTGCGACAAGGTACGTTTTCGCCAAGGCAATCCTGAAAAGATTGGTGGTTGGACACCCTATAGCTCTGATACTTTCCTTGGGATTTGCCGTGCGCTATGGAATTGGTCCACATTAGCAGGAGAAAACCTTGTTGGTACTGGTACTAATTTAAAGTACTACATCAATCAGGGTAGTGTTTTTTACGATATTACGCCTATTCGCAAGACAGTCGTGTTGACCGATCCGTTTATCGCGTTTGACGGATCAGATGTTTTGGTGGTGTACGAAGTAAATCACGGTTGCGTAACAGGTGATTTTGTCACGTACAGCGGTGCGGGGATCGTGGGCCTTGGTGGGAATATCACGGCGGGCGTTCTAACAGGCACCTTCCAAGTCAGTGTAATTGACGACGATAATTACAACATTACTGTCTCTGCCCTAGCCAATGCGACTGATGTGTCTGGTTCTCCCGGCGGCGGTTCAGTAGTCACGCAATATGAAACAAATACAGGCCCCTCTTATCAAGTACCGCTAACTGGTTGGGGCTCTGGTGGGTGGGGGTTAGGCACATGGGGCATTGGCCAACCTACTTCTGATGCCATGCAGTTGTGGAGCAACTACAACTTTGGCGAGGATCTGGTTTACGGTCCGCGGGGCGCGGGTCTTTATTACTGGAACTCCAGTGTGGGGCTAAGTCCCATCCAGATGACGATCAGTATTGCTGCTCCGGGCATTATTACTCTGCCTGTTGATTTTACTATTGCAGACGGTACGGCTATTTCTCTGACCTCGACAGGGGCATTGCCTACGGGCTTGACGGTGGGGACAACGTACTTCGTTGTTAACTCCACGGGGAACACATTTGAGTTATCTGCCACGTTGGGCGGGGCATCTATCACTACATCTGGCACACAGTCTGGGCTGCAGTATGTATCGCAGCGCGGTATTAATTTAGCCAGTGTAGGCGACGCTAGTACCCCGATTTATCAGAATGCATTGATCGTTTCTGACGCTTCGCGGTTCATTATTGTATTTGGCACTAATGACTATGGGTCAACGACGCTTGATCCAATGTTGATTCGTTGGTCAGAGCAAGAAAATCCTTACATGTGGGCCCCTGCTGTTACGAATCAGGCAGGCAGTATCCGCTTGTCCCATGGGTCTGAGATTGTTACGGCCATACAGACTCGTCAAGAGATTGTAGTTTTCACTGACCAATCAGTCTATTCCATGCAGTACTTAGGCCCTCCGTATGTATGGCGGACGGAACTGCTTGGTGACAACGTATCCATCATGGGGCCCAATTCTGTTGCTCTGGCTTCTGGGGTTTTGTTCTGGATGGGGGTGGATAAGTTCTACTTATACGATGGTCGCGTGCAGACATTGAGTTGCGATCTGCGCCGCTATGTCTTCCAAGATTTGAATATCCTTCAGCGCCAGCAAATTTATGCAGGCACTAACGAAGGGTTTAATGAAATATGGTGGTTCTATTGTTCTAAGGATAGCTTGGTAAGTGACCGCTACGTGGTCTATAACTATCTTGAAAAATCATGGTACTACGGCACGATGGGTCGCACTGCTTGGTTAGATTCAGGCTTGTTATCCTATCCTATTGCGGCTACGTACAACAATCTGTTAGTGAACCACGAAGATGGCATCGATGACCTCGAAACAGGGTCCGCGACACCTATTAATGCGTACATCAGTTCCTCAGAGTTTGATATCGGTGAAGGCCATAATTTTGGCTTTGTGTGGCGCGTACTTCCTGACCTTACCTTCTCTGGCTCCACAGCAGATGCGGCACAGGTCACGATGACTTTGTATCCTTTGCAGAACTCTGGTTCTGGCGCGGGAACCTCGGCTAGCGGTGCGGTAACCAAGTCCACGAGCTACAACATCACGGAAGAATTTACTGGCCAGATATACACACGGGTGCGTGGTCGTCAGATGATCTTCAAAATTGAGTCCGTGGACCTCGGTACGACATGGCAGATTGGCGCACCGCGGATCGATATCAGAGCGGATGGGCGTAGATGACCACTCAGATCATTACAACGGAATCGCTGGAGCTTACGCGCACGCGTGCTCCGGCTTTGCCTTTTGCACCTACTGACTATGATCGGGAATATCACAATCAGTACAACAGCATTCTACGGCTGTACTTTAACCAGATTGATAATCTAATAGGTCAACTTATGGCGAGCACTTCTTCTTTGCCTATTACATTTCCGGACAATGCATTAGACGCATTTGGTCGGCTAGTTACAGTTACGCCGTTCACTCTGTTCGATAGCCAGAACCGGTTTGCTGCTGATAATCAATTCGACACTGCTGTAACAGGGGGAGGCTCGACTACTTACTTGCCTAATGAATCTACAGTCCAGATGAATGTTGGTACAGCTAGCGGGGACGAAGTAGTACGGCAGACATTCCGATCATTTCCGTATCAGCCGGGTAAAGGCTTGACCGTTCTTGCCACGTTCGTAATGAATGGCCCCAAGGCGGGACTGCGGCAACGGGTCGGTTATTTTAATACGGGAAATGGCGCGTTTTTGCAGCGAGATGGAACCACGGTTTCTTTTGTTCTTCGGTCTAGCTCCCTCCCTACCCCCGGCACGCCTAGCGATATCCGTACAGTAAACCAAGCCGATTGGAACGTAGACCCGATGGATGGCACAGGGCCTAGTGGGCGCATTCTCGACCTGACTAAAGATCAGATTCTGTATATGGACTTTGAGTGGCTCGGTACGGGTGACGTGCGCTGTGGATTTTTTGTAGATGGTGCGCCTCAAATTTGCCACATCTTCCATAACGACAATGTGAATACAGCGGTGTACATGACCACGGCGATTTTGCCTGTCCGGTACGAAGTAACTAATACTGCTGTAACTGCTAGCGCGTCCTTCTTTAAGCAGGTATGTTCTTCTGTCCTGAGTATGGGCGGATACGAGCAAACATCCAGCGAGCACGTAGCGCGGCGTACGACAAAACTTACTGGCTTTAGTACGACATTTGTTCCGCTTATATCCGTGCGCCTTGCCTCAGGCAGAGAAGGGGCAGTTGCACTGGTAAATCGTGGCCAAGTTCTGCCTACTGTTACGCAGTACTACGAGGTGGTGTTATTTAAGAACGCTACGCTAACCGGTGCTTCGTGGACGGCGCTCCCTTCTGATTCTAATATGGAGTACGACCAGACCGCAACAGCCGTAACAGGCGGGGAAATTATGACGCAGGATTACACGTCTTCCACTAGCCAAAGCCGAAGCGCAGCAGACGTATCTACTGGGTATAACTGGGATCTGCAATTAGGGGCCAGCATTGCAGGCGTTAGTGATGTGTTTACTTTGGCTATTCGGACCTTAGATGCCACTCCTACAGGCGACGCATGGGGTTCAATAAGCTTGTATGACTTGACGCAATAAGCTGGAAAAATAAGCCCCAAACTGATACGATTTGTCAATTATTTAGGCTGATTAGCCGGAGAACAAAATGGCACAAACACCCGAAGGCATTATGGCTCTCCCTAACGAGCCGCAAGCCGCTGAAATGCCTCAATTAACGCTGACTGATTCGTACGACGTTGCGCGGACCTCGCTGCAGAATGCCCAGCCGGAAGCCGCGGCGCAGTTGCAGCAAATCATGGCGCAATTGATGCCAATGCTAGATCAGTTATCTGATACGCAATTAGACCAACTTCTCCAGCTTGTTCAGTACCTACAGGACAACGAAGAGCAATATCCTGAAATCCGTAAAAAGCTTATTGCAGAAGGCATGGGCGAAGAAGATCTTCCCCCTGAATATGATCCTGAATACTTTGCAGCTATTGGTACGGTTGTCCTTGAAGCAATTCGTGTGCGTAGTGCGGCGGCGGGCACTCCTCCCCAGCAGTTTGCCCGTGGCGGTATTGCGCAAGCTGCGCATATGCTGGCATCTAAAGGTCGTGGGCAAGATACCCAATTAGCGCACATCACCCCTGCCGAAGCGCGCATGCTCCGCAAAAAAGGCGGTGTAGGAACAATTAATCCAGATACTGGCCTTCCTGAGTTTGGTCTTTGGGGATCAATTGTAGGTGCCGTTAAAAGTACGTGGAAGGCAGTAACGGGGGCAGTTAAAAGCATATTGAAAAGTCCAGTTGGCCGATTCCTGAGTACGGTTGCACTATCCACTTTTATTGGTTACCCCGCAGCTTCTGCGGTGATTTCTTTGGCTTCAGGTGAGAACCTAAAAACGGCATTGATTAGTGCAGGTACCGCATGGCTGGCTGGTCCTACTAGTCCGTTGTCAGGTGTGGCGACTAAAGCAGCATCCGCTATTCTTCCACAAGCTGCAAATGCTGCAGTACGCCAAGGCTTGGCCTCCACAATTGTAGGCACCGGCATAGGTTTAGCTACAGGCAAGAGTTTGTCTGATTCGGTTAAATCAGGATTGACTACCGCCGCGTTGAGTTACGGCGCACAGCAAGCGCAAAATGCTTTCCCTAGCCCAATGAAATCGCTAGGCCTGACAACAGATGTCACGGGTAGAGAGATGCGCGGAGAAGGTCCGATTCCTATTGAGGATCGACTCCCTCCTCCTAAGGTATTTGGCCAACCAGATATGGCGGCCCTTAGCGGCACGCCTCCCGCACGCCCTACCTTCACCGGTATGGCTGGGACTCCCCCTCCTGCATCCATGCCCGGAGTGACTGCACAAGCTCCTGCCTTTGCCACACAAGGTCCGTCAACCGCGGCTGGCGGACCACTGGCCGATACCATTCCCCGTATTGGTGAGACAAGTTACCAGACGGCTGGTGCAGGGATCAGAGCGATTGAAACGCCTGCTATTTCTAATACTGGATTACGTCCTCCGGTTAACGCCCTTGGAGTTTCAGATTTAAGCGCAGGAACGGCAGTCGTTCCGCGGATTCAGCAAATAAGTGCAGCTACTCCTACCCCTTCTGGCGGTATTCCTGATATCCGCACCGCGGCAGGTGAGATGTATCAAGGGATGAAAGATTTAGATTACGAGAAATTCAGCAAAGGTGCGGGCGATCTGTTTATGCCGGGTACACCTAGTCCTTCTTCTATTACAGGATCTCAACAATTTAAAGACTTGACCTCTCAGGGTATTTCCGCGGACAAAGCCTATTCGATGGTTGAAAAGAGTATGACTCCGGGCATGCTGCGCACTTACGGCCCCGGCGTAGCTGCGGGCCTTGGTGTCATGGGCCTAACGGGTGGCTTTAACCAAGACAACCCTCAAGTGGATTTGCAAAAGTTCTGGGGTCCGTCGTCCGCGGACCTGATGAAAGCTGATCCTAGAAAATACTATATCCAGAACATTCCCGGCGTAACCTACAGCCAACAAGGTGCGGTTGTTCCACGGGGCTATGAGGAGGGCGGTGCGGTTACGCCTGATCCGCTTGACCCAAAGAATTTTATGGTTGGTACAGAGTACGCAACCCCTGAATTTACGATGGATGATATCCGTGTAGCTACGCCTACTCTTGAGCAAAGAGAAGCGGAAATGGTTAACTACACCCCTGTCACGTCTACAATGACGGCCGCTACCGAGCCGGGAATCAATAACCCTGCTTATCAAAACATCTCCAAGATGTACCAAGACGTGTTGGGTCGCGCACCTGATGCAGAAGGTATGCGATATTGGATGAGCACCATTGGCGCAGATCGATCTATCTCTCCTGAAGAGAAAGCGGCGTGGATGAACGCCGCGCAGCCTGAAGTAATGAAAGACCCTAATCGTTGGTTAAAACAATCTTACCAAGACATATTAGGTCGGGCCCCTGACGAAGCAGGTTTAAAGTATTGGATGGATACCATTGGCGCAGACAAGTCTATTTCCCCAGAGGAAAGAGATCAATGGCTGGCTGAAGCAAATAAAGAAACAATGGGCAGGTCAACAGCCCAGCAAGGTCTTCCCCCAATCACTACCGGGGAATCGACTTCTGACTACATGAATCGCATCAATAATGTAGGAGGGACGGGAACTGCTCCTGTTAAAGCGTCGGAACCCTCACTTGTAAATGGTTTTGATCCATCAAGAACCAAATCTACTGTAGAGAATTGGAAAACTGTAACTGGCGGTATTGCAGATATTCCTACAGGCCAACAAATCGGATTAACGGACGCTCCGGGATACATGGGAAGAGGTACGCAGCCCCTCCCTGCAGCCAATACAGGTGGTTTTAACGCCATGAATTATACCCAGCCTTGGTACATGCAAGAAGCTAACTACAATTTGCCTGATGCCGCAAAAGCACGGGCAGTTTCTGGGTTAGCGGCAGGCGGTATTGCAGATATGGCTCCGGCGTACCCAATGAACACGGGCGGTTATCCGCGGCGCACGGGCCAAATTGCAGGCCCCGGAACAGAGAAGTCTGATTCCATCCCAGCCATGCTGTCTGATGGTGAGTTTGTCATGACCGCACGCGCAGTGCGTGGAATGGGCAAAGGAAGCCGCCGCGACGGTGCGAAAAAAATGTATGCTCTGATGCATCAACTCGAAAAAAACGCCTCTAGGGGATAAGCATGGCTAATGAAACAACCACACAGATAGTTAAAGAATCTCCGGAACTAGAAGCCCGTAAGTTGGGCTTGATGGATACGGCGAAAGGCATGAAGATGCCTAAGTTGCCTGCCTATCAGGTAGCGGGATTCTCTGCCGACCAAATGGCTGCAATGAAAGCAGGCAAACAAGGCATTGGCGCATACAAGCCATACCTTGAAAAAGGTTCTGGAATGATGGATACCGCAGGTACAACTGCGGCCCAGATGGGTACCTACACAGGCCAGATGGGTGCCCCTGCGGGCCAAATGGGGCAGGTCGGTAACCAAATAGGTCAGACTGCAACCCAGATGGGTAACTATTTGCAAGCTGATCTAGGCCAAGCACAAGGTCTGATGACCGGATCCGTGGGCCAAGTACAGCAGGCCGCGCAACAACCCGGCTTTGCTACGGCGCAAGGGGCACTAGGTCAAGGGATTGGCGCATTGAGTGGCGCGGCTCAAGGGTACGATCCATCGCAGGCGCAGGCTTTCATGAATCCGTATCAGCAGCAAGTTATTGATGAATCCATGCGTCAAATTAGCCGTCAAGGTGACATTGCTAGAACGCAGCAAGGTGCGCGGGCCGCGATGTCTGGTGCTTTTGGCGGAGGCCGTCAGGCGGTAGAATCAGCAGAATTAGAACGTGCATTAGCCGAACAGAAGAATGCTGCCATTACTGGTGCGCTGTCGCAAGGTTATCAAACCTCCCAAGCGCAAGCGATGCAAGCGTTTGAACAAGAGAAGCAACGTCAATTGGCACAAGCGCAGGGTTACCAAGGTGCGGCAAGTGTTGGCGGGAATCTGGCAGGCACACAGGCTAATATTGGCATGCAAGCAGGCCAGTACCAAGGTCAGATGGGTCAAGCGTTAGGCGCGCAAAATATACAACAGGCGCAATTGGGCCAATCAGGCACCGCGCAACAGGCTGGAATTCTAGGCCAGCAGGCGGGTGTGTATGGTCAGCAAGCAGGTATTTATGGTCAGCAGGCAAGTTTGGCAGGCCAGCAGGCTGCTACACAGGCTAATATTGGTCAAGGTATTGCTGGGCTAGGTGCACAGGCACAGGCTTTGGGTCAGAATGATGTGAATTTCTTGTACAACATCGGTTCTCAGCAGCAAGGTCAAACGCAGAAGGAAGTGGATGCATTGCGTCAGACTAAATACCAAAACGCTATGCAGCCTTACCAACATCTTGGCTTTGTTTCGGACATCTACAAAGGTGCTCCTTCTTCGCAGATGGCGGTTACACAGAATCAGGCACCTTCTCCAAGCATGGCGCAACAGATTGGTGGATTGGCTACGGGTGCCATTGCAACAGGCAAAGCTCTTGGCGGCATTTAAGGAAAAATCATGAAACAAGAAATTCTAAAACGCGCTATGTTCGCCAAACCTCTGTCAAAAGCTGCTAAGAATAGTGGCATTATGGCGGGCTTTGAGGACGAAATGGAGATGGAAGGCGAAGAGGACGAGATGCTGCCTATGGCGCGTACTCCTCAGAATCCTGAAATCCTGATGAATAACCTCCGTGGCGATATGCGATCGGTGGATGCACGCTATCAGGAACTAGCGGACATGGTCGGTGAGCAGGCAGCGCAGGATACTCCTCCGCAAGTGCTGGCTCTCCTGCAAGAACACATGGCCATGATGCAGCAACCGCAAGGCGGTATTGGCGGTCTGCCACAAGGTCAGCAAATGGCTCCTCCGGGAATGCCGGGAATGCCACCACCGGGCGGTCCACAAGGAATGCCACCGGGTATGCCCCCACAAGGAATGCCACCTGCGATGCCTCCCGGCATGGAGGGTGCTCCCCCTTTTCCGCAGGGCGGGGCTGAACAAGCTCCGCCTACGCCTGATGGATTGCCTCCAGTACGCGCAGCGGCGGGTAAGTTTATTACCAAGGCTGCACAGTATGCAGGGGAAGGTGCCGACGCTTTTCGTGCAGGCTTGAACCGCGTAGACGAATATCTAGGCAATATCGTTGCTCGTCCGCAGTTTGAGACTACCCCTATGCTGGGGGCAGATGGCCGTCCAATTACTATCCAAGGTCGTGAGAATATCCGCATGGATTCAGCAGGTCGCCCAATTGGAGGAGAGGGCACAAAGCTGGAGCGGGCAGCTACGCTAGACTTGCGTCAGCCTACGTTGACCGAGGCCATTAGTCAGACAGCACGGCGTGCCGAGGCTGACTATCCGCGGTCCGCGGAACTCCTTCGCCAGATGAAGAACGTCCCACCTTCTGTACGTAATATCAGCATGGCTACCGGAGCAGCTACTGGTGCAGCTTTAATGAGTCGTCCGGGGGAAGTAACGCCGGATCAAGAAAGTGCAATTGATCGGGTGAATCAGATTCCGGGTCAAGGCCCTGTTACTCGAGATGCAAAAGGTAATTTGCTTTATCAAAACTTCCCTCCATTTGAGTCAAACTTTGTAGGGACAGGGGAACCTCCTGCTGCCACTCCTGCTGCAAAAGCACCGGAAGCGGATGTGATAGAGACTCCTGCAGAAGACAAAGCTGCGGGTGCTGAGACTAATGAGTTTATTAAACGTGCTACGGAAGTTCCGACAAAGACTCGCGCTCAACGGATCAAGGCAGAGTACGAGGACATAGCGCCTACGTTTAGGGAACTACTTGGCGACAATAAGGACGATATCCGCACAAACGCTTTGCTGTTATTGGCCGATGCGGGCTTTAAGTTTGCCTCAGAGTACAAGCCTACGATGGCCATGGCTTTGGGTAGCGCGTTGTCTGGTCTGCCTAGAGGCATGGCGATGCTTATCGCACAAGCTAAAGAGCGCGGCATCAAAGTTAATACGGCAGCATTGCAGCAGGCTGTGGATAACGTCAATCTGCAAGATAAGTTTTCACAAACTATGCAAGTAGAAGCGTATAAAGGTGATATAGCCCTCATGAGGGAAAGAGTCAAACTGGGTGGCCATCTCCTCGAAGACGGTGGTGCAGGTATGATTATTGAAAAGACCGGTAAAGGAAGTTTTATTGGGCAAGCCATTAATAAAGAAGACCCCGCCGTAAAAGCTGCGGTAAGTAGCCGGTACAATATTACTGACAGCAATCCTTACGTGGACTTCCTTGGCCAATCTCCTTCTACTATTGAGACGGACAAAGGGGAGCGTACAAAGCTTGTTGGAACTATGCGTAATGCTGAAAATGCTTTGGCACAGATTGAACGCGCTAAGAATATTGTGCAAAAGGCATATAGCCCCGGCACGTGGTTTACAAGTGTGTACAACCAATTTGTCCCTGTTATCCCCGGTGCCCAACCTAATGTAAATGCGGCAGATGTGGCTACTCAGTTGAAGTCTGTTTTTGCCAATGTCTCCAAAAATGCGGCATCTATTAATAACAGTGGACGTGTGGCCGTGCAGCAGCAGGAATGGGAACGCGAGAATTTAAGTGCGCTGGATAATCCAGAAGGATTCTTGAAAAACCCTGAGTTGGCAGCAAAGACGTTAAACTCTTTGGAAGCGCTGTATCGTAACGCCCGTCATCAATCCATGACTCAGTTGGGTTGGGAAAACCGTGAATTTACGATGCGTACCCCTGAGACAGGAACGCAAAATGATCCATTCGTTATCCCTGCCGATGCAGATATGCAAAAGCGGATGTTCTCCTTTTTAGGTAGTACCATTGGTACTGTGCAGAACCCGAATGCAGTGGTGTATTTACGCTTGCCGAATAACACCATACAAGCATTCAACCCATCCCAGTTAAAAGGAATGACACCGCAATGATCATCCCAAATGCCCAAGGCCAGATGGTGGACCTCACCACGGGGGAAATCGTAGGACGTGCAGAAGGTGCGCCGACTACGGCTCCTGTTCGCGCACCTACTCCGGGGGAAGCTCCGGTACCAGAAGGAGATCGTGTAAATGGTCTGCTAAAGAATCTGTCTTGGGGATTTAACTCCATGCTGTTCGCGGCCCCTGATCTTGCAACCGAGGGTATTGGAAAAGCAATGGGCATGAAGCCGGAGGAAGTATTTACTCTGGGCAAGTTCTTTAACCAAGGTCAGGTAGCGCCACGCAATTCAGAGGAGCGTTACTCCCGTGCTATCGGCGAAGGTGTTGGTGGCACATTACCTATTACAGGTATTTTGGCGTATGCGGCACGCGTTAGACCTATGGCCGCGGTAGCCCAAACAAGTGCCGGTGTATTAAAAGGAATTGCTAATGATGCTATTAAATTTGCTCAACAAAGTCCTAGATTGGCAGCAGGCCTTGACATCGCGTTTGGCGCAGGCTTTGAAACGCTTCGGCAAGCGGTGAAAGAAAACATTTCTGACGAAAATCCTAACAAAGCATTATACGAATCCCTACTCCCTACTGCTGCCTTCGTTGGTTTGCCATTAGCCGTTAATATCATGCCTTCTGTTATAGGTGCAAAAGCAGTGGCTAATAAGGTTAAAAATGCCACCGCAAATTTAGGTGAGGTAGAAAGCGATGTCTTAGAGGGCCTTGGCCCCGTTTACCGTATTCCGGGCGTTAAGATTGTTCCAAAGCTATTAATGAAAAATGCGGAACGAAAACTAGAGCAAGTGTTTGGCCCAATATCAAAAAGCCCCGAAGCACAGCAGGCGATCAAGCAATTAGAGATTGCAATGCAAGATCCGCGGTTCGCGGAAGCCGGTTTTATGTTCGATGCAGCCGAAACGACCATGTATGGCCCCTTGCTTGCGCGCAAAGCAGAATTACTGGAGCAGTTAGGCCCCACAGAGCTAGAAGCCACTAAAAAGCATATCAATGAGAATCAGCAGAAGTTAGCTGCTCTGTTTGATACGCTGGCACCAGAGGCCCGTCAGCCAGTAATTGATGCATTCCAAGCAGCGCAGGCTGATCGTCAAGCATTCTTTGAAGGCTTGTTAAAGTCGCAGAAAGATCTGACAGAAGCGGAAGTGTTGTCGGTATCCGAGCGCCTCGGCCCGCAGAACATGGACATGATCAACAATGAATTGCGTGGTGCGCTTTTGGGTGCCATGGAATTCGATGCGAGCATGCGTACTAACACGCTGAATCGCATGGGCCTGCGTCAAGCCGTATCGCCAGAAGGTCTGCCTATGCCTACGCGGCAGGAGGGAAAATCTCTTTTTCCTTCGCAGAACATGGAGGATATGGCCACTAGCCTTATCAACAAGTACACCCCAGAGCGCCCTTCTCTACGCAATCCTATTCCAGAACCTATTGCCCTGTTGCGTAACTTTGTGCAAAGCCAACAATTTGCGCGGGATCAGTTAGAGAAGAAGATGGTCAAGCAGCTTACGGGTCAGGCCATTGACACCCAGATCTCTGGTTTAGGTTTGCCTCAAGATATTGAGGAAGCGGTTCGCTCTTCTGTCTTGGCTTTGGTAGAAGGTAGGGCGGCAAAAGGCGGGAAAAAACGTGCCACTGCCACGGATATCGCAAAGACCGATGCACAAGGATTTACCAATGTACCTACTGGTATTCCTAACAAGTTTATCCGCATCAACTCGAATCAAATCAAGCAAGATGCTTCGCGGATCGCGGGGGATAACACGAGCATCGATATCAATGCGCCTGAGGCTTTGGATTACTTGGCCGCGGCTGCACGCTATCGTAATGATTCCTTGGCTCGCTATAACTCTGCCATGTCCCGCGGCACGTCACGCCTGACAGATGCCCAGCGTATTCTGGACACAGGCAATGCGGTGTACAAGGATGTAGAGAAGTTGATCTTGGACCACGTACCAAAGATCAAGACAGAGTACGAAGGCATGAAGAATGTCTTGTCTGATTACCGTGCCGGGTTTGAGAAAAATCTTCCTCTGTTAATGTCGCAAACGCGTGCAGGTGGCGAAGAGTTCTTGCTGGGTAACGAGCAGTTAATGCAGCGTGCATTCCAGAACGCAGGCAACCTCCGTCAATTACAGGTGTCACTTGGTGGTACCCCTCAGTTTGATACCTTGCTTGTCAAAGGTACGATGGATTGGTTGCGCAACAAGAATGTTATTACGCCTGATGGCATTGTTGATCCGAAGAAGATTCGTGCAGTATTGGACAAAAATCGCAATATCGTAGAGGCCCTTCCTCCAAGCATTCAAGGTGCGCTGAAGGACGAAGTCGCTCTGGCCGATGAATATATAACGCGCTTGGGTGAACTAGATCAACGTCGTGTAACTGCAAAGAACGATGAGTTAGATCAATTGCTGCGTAGGGCAGGCCGTCCTGATGCTGACCCTAGGCAAACACTGGCCAAGGCTATTCAAGATCCGTCTATCATGCGCGTCTTGGTGGATGAGTTTGGCAAAGACCCAGAGAAATTAGCAGCATTGCGCCGTAGCGTTTTTGAGGTAGCCTCTGAAGGTTCAACAAAAGGCGGGGCATTACAAAGTTTTTTACAAAATAACGAAAGGTCTTTAAACGTCTTGTTTAAAGACACCACGCATTTAAATGACCTAAAGACATTGGCTGATTTGCAGGCTCGAGTAAATGCTTTTGCTGATGTAACTGGTCAGATTCCTGCGTTTGATTCATTGGATCAAACACTGAAGAATACTTTCGGTGCAGGTATCCAGTTCCTTACCACCACGGCTCGCGAAGCGGCAGTAGGCAGGATTAGCCCCTCTACTGGCGCACTTGCTATTTTGGTTCGCTTCTTCGGTAGGCTGGAAAACGACCTGTACAACCGAATATTTATTAAAGCATTAGAAGATAAAGAATTTGCTAAAAGTATTACGCACGTAGCTACGCCAGCAGATGCCAAACGCTTGACAGGGCAGTTGCAGGCGATTGGTATTCCTGTCGCTAAGTATCTTCCTTTCCCTGTTAAGGGCGCTACTTTGGAAGCGGGGCAATTAGCGCGGGACGGGGAGCAAGTACCCATTGAAGGTATGGCAGAAAAGCCTGTCATGCCACGCGAAACTGCGCGTCAGATGATGCGGAAAATGCCTCCTGCTCCGCCAACCACGGGCACTAACTTTGGCATGCCGACTATCAATCCTAGTCAGCAACAGCAGCCGAATATCCCGTTGATGTACCCAACGCTATTCCCGAACGATCCGATTAGCGCCATGTTGCTGCAGCGTCAGCAACAACTCCAGCAAGGTCAACCAATTACTCCGGGGCAATGATCATGGCAACTAAACCAGTATGGGATAAACCCCGTCCAGCAGGATTAGGTAAATCTAAGAAACTATCTCCACAGAAGAAGAGTATGGCAAAGGCTATGGCCAAGAAAGCTGGTCGGCCATACCCTAATCTGGTGGATAACATGCGTGCTGCAAAGAAGGCTAAATAGTTCGCTGGGCCTCTACATCTCCTTGTCATCGTGTAGAGGCCTTTGAGAGTCTGATGTGTCTACCCCGTCAGGCTCTCTTTTTTCAAACTGCTCTACCCTACGCATCCACTCATCCTGATAGCTGTCAAACTCACGGCCGCAGGTGATGAATTCTTGTATCTGCCCATCCTGCGCCACCATCATAATGACCCCTTGACGGATATCTGTGCCATGCACCTTGTTATGTGCTTTGGCATAGGCGGCTAGTTGGATAAAATAGTCATCAATCCACTCGCGCTTCTTCATCCGATTGGTCTGCTTAAAGTCCAGAATACTGGCTTCACCCTTGTAGATACCAACGCAATCCGTGGTCCCCGCATAGCGGCCCGGGTAATACAAAGGTACCTCCGCGCCCCACACCTCTTGCACATGCGGGAAGAAGTACTCGATCAGCGCATAGCCCATGCGATAGCCTTTGATCTGGAGCCATGACCGCGGAACAGGGAGAGGGCGATTCAACAGGAGGCGCTCTACTACGTTATGCATATGGGTGCCAACAGTAGCGGCATCATTGCGGATGCGCTCTGCTTCGTCTTTCCCTACGCGCTCTTCCCACTCCTTCAGGAAGCTCTGATCCTTGGTGGCCGATAGAATGGTCGTTACGCTAGGGACAGGTTCTAATTCGTCACTTTTGTATACACGTCCTGCTGACGTGTCCATTCTTTCCAGTTTTTTGTACACATACTTCTTACGGATGGGGATTAATTGCATTATACGAGCCACTCCTTTAGCTTTTCGCCCAGCACTGCGCCTGCAATATCAATCTTGCTGCGTAGTGCTTTGACGATATGTTCATCAATGGTTTTTGTAGCGATCAAGTCTACGTAGGTTACCTTGCTAGTTTGCCCGATCCGGTGAGCGCGGTCCTCGGATTGCAGGCGCTTTTCCAAGTCAAAGCTATTGCTGTAATACACCACCAAGTTAGCAGCAGTGAGCGTCAAGCCATAGCCGCCAGTGCTGGGGTTGCCTACAAAGAAGCGTAGGTCATCCTCTGGGTCTTGAAAGCGCGTGACAATTTCTTGTCGCTCGTCAGCAGGCGTGTCACCAAAATAAGTGGCTACGCTGGTCATGCCGTATTCCTTCTGCAAAGCGAGCTTAATCTTCTCGATATCCCTGCGGTAGGTAGCCCAGATAATGACCTTGCTTGACGCTTCGCGGAGCGCGGCCAACAGTTCGTCCATACGGTTGCTAGGCAGGTCAATCTCTTCTCCGCTATCCAACTTCATGTGGCCACAAACAATTTGATGCAGGCGCATTAGCTGGGTTAATGCGTTGTTGGTAGTGACCATGCCTTCCTCTACCAGAGCCAGCGCCATCATCTTCATCTGCTCATAGGCAGACTTCTGCTCTGGGGTAAGCTCGACTTCCCTGCGCGTGTAGATTTTGTCAGGCAAATCCAAGCATTCCTTCTTGGTGACGCGGAAGGCAAAGTTATTGATCTTCTCCTGCAATTCGTCCAACCGACGGTAGCCTACGATCTGCTTAAACGTATGGGTAGGCATCTTGCGTTCTATGAGGACCGCGTACCGCGCTTGGAAGGTATAGAAGCTCGTTGCATCCAAACAGTCAGGGGACAGGAAATCGCATTGGGAATACAAATCCAATGGGCTCTTGGTAACAGGGGAGCCTGTCGCGATCCTCCGGTAACGGGCTTCTCTGCCTATCTTGATGATGCTCTTAGTGCGCTTCGCGGCAGGGGTTTTGATGGTGGTAGACTCATCAATGGCCATGAAGGATTTAGTCACTCTGAGGAAGATTTTGGCGAAATTTTGGCCTTTTTCCGTGCTAAAAGCCTCAATATTCATGATTAGAATGCGTAAATCATCTACTGCATTCATCATTACATCCATCTCTTCTCTCTCTGCTTTCTTTGGGGTAGGTGACCAGCAGGCCATCCTGTACCGAATATGATCCGGCATGTGCTTCGGTATCTCTGATTTATACCAGTTTCGGTATACCCCCTTGGGTGCCACAATCAGCATGGAATCGATACGGCCTTTGTCATACAGCATAGCTGCATTATTTATCAGCATAAAACTTTTGCCTGTTCCCATCTCTGCAAAGAGCGCAGCAACGGGCTGTTCCCAGAACCGCTGCATATAGGCGGCTTGGTGTAGGAACGGCGTATTTTTAAACGGGTACTTATCAACGAAGTAGTTCATCTTTCTTCCTTTCTTGTGCAGGCCTATTGACAGCCTGTGTTTTTATTGTACACTGTGTGTTCGTTTACAGAAAGGAGAAAGAAACGTGAAAAGAGTTTTTGTTGTGCAGGAGATGCCTAACCATGACATTTCTAGTGCTATGAAGTATGGGGAGGTAGAAATACTGCTTGCTTCCAATACCCAAATTGCTTTTTCTACCGCACCTACTATCCGGCGTTTACGCCGTAAGTTGCGAGATTATAAAGACGGGGACTATCTTTTATTAACGGGGGACCCAGTTGCTATCGGATTAGCTTGTGCGATAGCATCTTTCAATAACGGAGGACGTTATACCGCGCTAAAATGGGATCGTCGGGAACGCATGTATATTCCGATTGAGATTGATGTTACAGAGAATGGAGAGAGAGATGAAGACGGATATTAATACCCTCTTTGAAGAGGACGCAGGCGCATTGCAGGTCAAGAATGAGGACCTGACCAGTGTAGGTGCTTTGGCCAAGCGGGCAAAGCTGTTGGAGAAAGAAATCGAGGAGATGGAAACTGTTCTGAAGGAGCGCAAGGATCAACAGCGCAAACTCTTAGAAGAGTCTATTCCAGCAATGCTGCAAGAGTTAGGCATGAAGAAGTTCACCATGGCTGACGGTAGCACCATTGATGTCAAAGCTTTTTACTCTGCCAGCATCAAGGAAGAGAATCGTGCTGTGGCCTTTGAATGGCTACGTGCAAATGGCTACGACGACATTATCAAGAATACAGTGTCAGTACGCTTTGGTCGCAATGAGGACGAATTGTGTGCTGTGTTGTTAGATTATCTGCGTGAGCAAAACTATCCGGTTGAGCAAGCACAGAAGATCGAGCCCCAGACGCTGAAGGCATGGGTGAAAGATATGGTGGAGCGCGGCGTTGAGTTCCCCAATGAAACTTTTGGTCTGTATGTCGGCCAAAAGGCAACGATAAAATCCACTTGAACCAAGGAGCATTAATCATGGCAAAGAACGAAGTAATCGAGAAAAAATCTACCGAATTAGCATTGACAGCATCTTTTGAAGATGACGCGTCAGGTGGCTTTGACAACATGAATCAGGATGACTTTGCATTACCCTTCCTGCGTCTGTTGACCAACGTCAGCCCAGAGATTGGCGAAGTAGAGGGTGCAATGCCCGGTATGATTTACAACACAGTAACAGGACAGCTTTATGATGGGAAAAAAGGGATTACAGTCATCCCCTGCGCGTACGTACGGCAATATATTGAATGGTCCCCCCGTGGCTCCGGTTCCGGGGCTCCGGCAGCTATATATCCCGCAACGAGCGATATCCTTAGCAGAACCCATCGTGAGCCGGGCGATAATAAAGATTATCTCGACAACGGCAACTACATTGAGAACACTGCCAATCATTATGTGATGATTGTTGGTGACAGCGGCTTCGGTGAGCCAGCGCTGATCACAATGAAGTCTACGCAGTTGAAGAAGTCCCGCAAGTGGAACAGTATGATGATGTCTGCCAAGATGATGGGCAAGAACGGACCATACACGCCACCTATGTTCTCTCAGTTGTATCGTCTATCTACACAGGCTGAATCCAACGACAAGGGTAAATGGTTTGGTTGGGAAGTCGAGCGTATTGGTGCTATTGAAGACTCATCGCTTTACCTCTCCGCCAAATCATTCGCTCAAAGCATTGGTTCGGGTGACGTAAAAGTCAAACATGCCAGTGATGAGTTGATGGAAGGCTCGGCTAACGTGCCGTTTTAAGTTCACGGGGGAAAGCGGATGCTGTAATGCCGACTGCTGGCATGTCGCACGGGACTCCACAAGAGCGGTGAGCATGTAACAGACAATACAGACGCAGCGAGTACCCCACCTTCCGAGATAGAGAATGGTCGATATAACAAAATTAAAAGCGATATTTAGCGGGCTGGATATCGCCTACGGAACATACGTAATTAAAGGAGCGCGTGGCGATGGAAAACAAAGCGGACAAGCGACCGTGGTTAGAAAACCTCCTACCGACGACCTTTGGGAGAGGCACCTCACTGGTGTTGAACCTAGTCTGGGTATTATTCCTATCAGGGCTGATAACACTTGTATATGGGGGTGCATTGATATTGATCAGTACCCTATTGATCATCGAGGCCTTGTGGAGAAGATTGATGGCTTGGGTCTTCCGCTAGTTGTTTGTCGTAGTAAGTCTGGTGGCGCGCATTGCTTTCTATTTACACGCGAACCAATTGCAGCACGCAGCATGATCGAATACTTAAAAGCCTGTGCCGCATTGCTGGGCGAGGCTGGGCGTGAAATATTCCCCAAGCAATCTGAAATACTCGTGGACCGCGGGGACACGGGTAACTTCCTCAATCTTCCTTATTTTGGCGGAGATAATGGCACGCGCTATGCATTTAACAGTGACGGTACTGCCGCCACATTGGAAGAATTCTTCGCGCTCTACGAAGCGAAGGTTCAGGATGGACCCGTCGCGGTCCCCGAGCCACCAAAAGTCGCGGAAGCGCCTGTCAAGGATGGGCCTCCGTGTCTACAGGCTCTCTGTACGCAAGGTTTTCCTGAAGGTACGCGGAACAACGGAATTTTTAATGTTGGTATCTACCTTAAAAAAGCTGCTCCATCGGCTTGGGAAGACAAAGTAGTCGAGCACAATCTCAAATACTTCTCGCCACCATTACCGAACAACGAAGTACAACTTGTTATCAAGCAATTGAACAAGAAAGAGTATCGCTACAAGTGTAAGGATGCGCCGCTCAATTCCTTCTGCAACTCCGGCCTGTGCCGTACAAGAAAGCATGGCATTGGTGGCAGTGGGCCAGATAGTCCTACGCTCTCCTCGCTCTCTAAATACGCCAGTGAGCCCCCTCTGTGGTTCCTTGATGTCAATGGCCGTAGAGTCGAGCTGGAGACAGATAGCTTGTTCAACCAAGCCGCCTTTCAAAAGGCTTGCTTAGAGCGATTAAATACGCTTCCCCCTACCTTGAAGAAGATGGATTGGGAGCAGTTGCTCAATGGCTTGCTTAAAGAGATGGTGGAGACAGAACAGATATCCGAGGCCAGCGAAGATACGTCCGTAACAGGTAAGTTCATGGACCTCTTGGAAGAGTTCACCGCCCACATGCAGCAAGCCATGGACCGCGATGAAATACTCATGGGCCGACCGTGGTTTGATGCAGAGGACGGGAAGTGTTATTTCCGGATCAAGGACCTCGAATCACATTTGAAGCGCAATAATTTCATTGGCCTAACTGCACCCAAGATGGCACAGCGCTTACGTGACATGGGCGGTGAGCCTATCTCTCTGTTCCTAAAGGGCCGTACCATTCGATGCTGGCGTATTCCGCCATTCGCTAACCAAGATGCACCCTTCGCTACTGAGACGGTGCGCCAACAGGGGAGTCCCTTCTGATGATAAGACGACCTGCCGGTCCTAAGAAAATCCAGCCGCTTAAACAGATAGCTGGGATCGGCAAACGCGTTGCCCCGAAGAGGGCAGTCACAAAGCTTCCTGTTCTCAAGCCCGTGGTCAAGAAGGTGCCGGTGAAGTCACGCCTGACGCACTTTGAGCATGCAGAGGATCACCTGATCAATGCAGGCTTTGAAGGCTATACGTATGCAGTAACTGTACTAAAGGCAGTGCATGCCACCATGACGGGAGAGCCTTCCGCTATCATTACCGAGAAGTACGACGGTAGCCCCAGCATTGTCTTTGGCATTTTCCCAGCTACAGGTAAGTTCTTTGTAGCTACAAAGTCCTTCTTCAACAAGGTACCTAAGATCAATTACACGCACGAAGATATTGTGCGTAACCACGGCTATTCAGAAGAGCTTGTGGCCAAGCTGGGTAAGGCCCTAGAGCATCTGCCTAAGATCACCCCAGAGCAGGGCATCTTCCAAGGCGATTTGATGCACATAGCTGGGATGAATATTGAAGAGACTGAGGATCAGGTACGCTTCAATGCCAATACCATTACCTATTCCATCTCCTCTCGCTCTGAAGAAGGTAAGCGCCTGCTTGCTTCGCAACTAAGCATTGCTATACACACGGAGCATACCAACGGAGCGCGGTACGCGGACCACTTCCCTACTCTCCTGACACACCCAGATGTCTGTGTCATCAGCGTTAAGGTAGACCTAGCCAAGATTTACTACCCTGCAGAAGCGCAGACTGCTTTTAAATGGTACATGGACCGCGCAGCGGACTTAATGCACACCATCCCTACTGCCTACTCACAGGGGGAGAAGATAAAGAAGTACATCAACAAAAAGATCAAGGAACGCTCTTCGCCGTCCACGGAAGACTTCTCTGACCTAGATCAGATGTTCCATATCCACGACTACCTGCAAAAGGCCAAGGATGCATTGAACTATGCCCTGTCCTTTACCCGTAGATTTGATACGTCTATTGATGGTGTAGCTACAAAAGGCGAGGGATTCGTCGCTGTTCTTTACAATAATCCTACAAAACTTGTCAATCGGGCTGAGTTTAGTTTACAAAACTTCTTACGCCAGAAGGTCAAAGATGCTGCTGCGGATAAGGCTTACCTGAAACCTATCGTTATGGCCGTAGCGCGGATGAATCCTCCTACCATTGGCCATAAGCGGTTAGTGGATAAGGTCAAGCAGATAGCGGATGCCTGCTCCTCGAAGCACATTATCTTTCTCAGCAACAGCCACGACGGTATGCGCAATCCGTTATCCCCTGAGTCAAGACTAGCGCATGTCCAGCGCTTGTTCCCTGACACTAACTTCAGGATAGCGGGCAAGGACTTCCCGGGCTTCTTATCCCACGCCACCTCTGCCTACAGAGAAGGTGCAGAGTATTTAATACTGGTCGCTGGATCAGATAGGGCGGAGAACTATGAAGAGATGATGGACCAGTACAACGGTCCACTTGGCCCTTTCAATTTCAAGAAGGTTGCCGTTATCTCCGCCGGAGATAGGCGCGAAGGGGACGGCATAGAGGGAATGTCTGCTACGCGCATGCGGTGGTATGCAGAGATGGGTAATTACTCTGCATTTATAGCTGGGCTACCTCCGACAACCGAGGACCATGCCCGCCAGATTTATGACGAGGTACGCAAAGGGTTGGGGCTATGACCGCTATCAGAAAAGTCTTCGGTCCTCCGGGATCAGGCAAAACCACCTACCTGCTCAACGTCGTAGAGCAGGAGCTAGAGAGTGGTATCTCTGCTGCGGGCATTGGCTACTTCTCCTTTACACGCAAGGCGGCTAACGAAGCGCGGGACAGAGCTATCCTGAAGTTCCCTGACCTCAATGCACGCACCGACTTCCCTTACTTCCGCACGCTGCATAGCTTGGCATTCCATTGCCTCTCTACGCGCGCCGACGATATGATGCAGCCCGCTCATTATCTTGAGTTTGCCAAGCAGTCCGGTATCCAATTAGATGTCAGCAGAGACGACGACGAAGGCTATGCGAAAGCGGACAATCCAATCCTTAATGAGATCAACCTTGCCAGAATACGAGGCGTGGACCTACGAGCACACTACAATGCTTCCTCCCTCGACATCGAATGGCACCACTTCGAGTTCGTCGAGCGAAGCTATCGGCACTACAAAGCCTCCCGCAACCTCTTGGACTTCACCGACCTGCTCGAGCTCGTTGTTCTGGATCCCCATCGACTACCCAAGCTACAAGCACTGATCATCGACGAAGCACAGGACTTGTCTCGCCTACAGTGGCAACTGGTCTTCGCTCTCGTTGCGCGGTCCGAGCGTGTCTACATCGCAGGCGATGACGACCAAGCGGTGTTCACTTGGGCCGGGGCAGACGTAAAATCTTTCTTAGAGTTTGAAGGTGATATCCATGTCCTCCAGCAGTCTTACCGAATCCCTTCCACGGTCCACAAACTTGCTACTAACATTGTGCAACGGATACGAGATAGGCAAAGTAAAGATTGGAAGCCAAGAGACTATATTGGCTCCGTCAAACAGTACTACCGCTTCGAAGATGTGCCAATTGACGATGGCCAATGGCTCATCCTTGCCAGTACTAATTACATGCTCAATCCAATACATGAATGGCTCAGAGGGCATGGGATTCTCTTTGAACGTAACAGCGTCCCCAGCCTGCCTCCCCAACTCCTAAAAGCCGTTGTGGATTGGGAGCGCCTACGCAAGGGCATTGCCTTAGGCCTTGTAGATGTACAAAACATATACAAGTACCTCGGCGCGCCATTCGCGGCCCGCGGCTACAAGAACTTCAAAGGCAGCATCGATGTGCTCGAGTACGATATTCCCACCCTACGTCAGCACTACGGCTTACTTACCGATGCGGTGTGGCACGAAGCCTTACTCCGCATTCCTGAGGACAAAAGGGAATACCTACGCGCTGTACTGCGCCGAGGGTTTAAGTTCTCCAGCTCTGACCGCATCAAACTCTCCACGATCCACGGCGCGAAGGGCGGGGAATCAGACAATGTGGTCCTGTTGATGGACTTGTCTCCCAAGACCACGAAGGATTACAGCATCAATTCAGACAACGTCAACCGCCTGTTCTATGTTGGCGTTACGCGGACAAAGAAGGCATTGCACTTAGTGCTGCCAAAACACCACGATAAAGGATTCCGCTTGTGAAAAGCTTACCGCTGTTCCCCATCCAATCTGATTGGGTGGCCCCTGACATATTCCCTGATTTATCTAACGCAAAGGAGATTGCAATTGACCTCGAAACATGTGATCCAAATATGGAAACAATGGGCCCCGGCTGGCCTCGCGGCGACGGGTATGTTGTTGGCTACGCTATTGCTGTCGAAGGTTGGAGTGGATATTTTCCTATCGCTCACGCTGGTGGCGGTAATCTGGATAAACGGTTGGTCAACCGCTGGATTGCAGATGTTGTTGGAGGACCTGCCGACAAAATCATGCACAACGCCGCCTACGACCTCGGCTGGCTCAAAGCGAGCGGCTTTAAAGTCAATGGCCGCATCTGCGACACAATGCTCGCCGCCCCGATCCTCGACGAAAACAGATTCTCCTTCTCCCTGAACTCCCTAGGCTATGACTACCTAAAGGAAACCAAGAGCGAAGCAGGATTAAAGCAAGCCGCCGCAGAGTTTGGTGTACACCCTAAGAAAGAACTCTGGAAGCTGCCCGCTATGTATGTGGGTAACTATGCAGAGCAAGACGCAGCCCTTACCTTAAAGCTTTGGCAGGACTTCAAAGTCAAAATGCGCATAGAGAACGTCGAATCCATCTTCGACCTCGAAACACGGCTCTTCCCCGTCCTCTTCGGCATTACCGAGCGCGGTGTCCGTTTCGACAGGGATAAGTGTTCGCGGCTCATCGACCAGCTAGTCAAGCAGGAGAAAACGCTGCTTACTGACCTGCGTAAGCTATCCGGCACCCCTGTGGATATCTGGGCCGCTGCCTCTATTGCCAAGGCTTTTGATGCGCTATCCCTGCCCTATCCGCGCTCCGAGACAGGCTTACCCAGCTTCAACAAAGTATTCTTAGAGGAATGCCCTCACCCCATCGGCAAAATGATCGTAGAGGCGCGGGAAACGAACAAGACGCACAGTACCTTCCTCGCCCCCTATCTGGACTTCTCCGCGAAAGACGGCCGCATCCATCCGCATATCAACCAACTGCGCTCCGATGAAGGGGGAACCGTGTCAGGACGCTTGTCCATGGCCAACCCCAACCTCCAGCAAGTGCCTGCGCGGCATGAAATCATCGGCCCTATGGTCCGCGGCTTATTCTTACCAGAGGAAGGACAACTCTGGGCATCCAATGACTTCTCTTCCCAAGAACCGCGCCTGCTCGTGCATTACGCCTCCCTTTTAGGTTTAGACGGGGCCGACACGATGGTTTCTGCTTACAAGAACAATCCGGACACAGATTTCCACCAAATGGTCGCAGATATGGCCAAAATTAAGCGAAAACAGGCAAAAACCATCGGTTTAGGCCTCATGTATGGCATGGGAAAGGCAAAATTAGCAGCACAACTGGATGTAACCGTGGAAGAAGCTGCGCGGCTCATGGATCAGTTCCATCAGAATGTGCCCTTCCTCAAAGGAACGGTGAACGCGGTCATGCGTCGCATCGATCATCCCGCCGCGGCAGGCGCTATCCGTACCCTGTTAGGCAGGAAATGCCGTTTCCCACTCTGGGAACCCATGACGTGGGGTGTGAACAAGGCGCTCCCTTACGAGCAGGCGGTCATTGAATACGGCCCGCGGGTCAAGCGTGCCGGTACGTACAAGGGATTAAACAGGTTGATTCAAGGGTCTGCCGCGGATCAAACTAAGATGGCGATGATCGCGCTTCACGAAGCGGGGGAAACGCTCCTGCTACAGCTACATGATGAGGTGGTACTGTCAGTAGAGAGCAGGGAGCAAGCACAACGGGCCGCGGCCATCATGATGGACTGCGTACAGATGGAAATACCTACCAAGGTAGACGTTGAAGTAGGTCCTAATTGGGGCGAGGCTAAGTAAGGTCATACAGCAGGCATAACAATAGGACGATAACCGCTATTGTTATGCCACAACCCATCAGAAACCCAGATAGCCAGATAACGAATGTGTAGGTATCCATTACACCGACCCATGCAGCACGTTAGTCAACGCTAACATCTTCTTCTTATTGCGATACCGCTGTGTACGCTCGGCATCGCTCATGCGGGAGCGCGGCTTGTCCTTACCGTTGCCAAACTTATATACCTGCGTACAGTCCCTTCCCTTCACGTCTTTTTCCCACGCGCATACGTGCACCAATCGGTACCGCTTAAAGCATCGCATCAATCGCTGCGCGGTGCCTAGATGGATGCCCGTTTCTTCCACTAAGTCGTGCGTGGTACACGGCTCACGGGTCAGCATTACGAAGATGCGTGCGTACATGTTCTGGTTTAGTTTTCGTTGTTCGGCCATCGTTTTTCCTTACAATTAATTTATTATGCTTTACAATAAAAAGGCTAGGTTGTCCCTTGGTCTGGCGACCTAGCGGTCACAAGGGAAACCGGCCTGACGCTAGGCCGTTAGTACCCGTCATAGGTTGTAGTCTGTACTTGCGCCTTCGATGGTGACGCGCCAAACAAGAAAGTTATGCTCCTTGCTGCGCTCCTGTAGCCACGCACAGAACTCTTTAACAAGCGCATCAGTCGGCAGCGGTGTGAACGAAGCGACCTTTGCTGTGAATTGAATGTCTTCCGTTACTGCATGTACTCTGCTCATGTGTTCTTCTCCTTTAGCTTGGCTTCGATGGCTCGGGCAAAGTTTCCGTATGACCAACCCGCAGTCCAGTCTATGATGTGCCTCAACCCCTCTATTTCAACTTCCTCTAACCCTACCCATTTGTGTTTACGCATAGCCATTCCAGCGTAGTCCATCGCCCGTTGACTATGCAGATTAACAAGTTCTGTCAGTTCTTCTACCTGTTTGTGTAGTTCTTGTAATTCGTCACCCACTGTTCTTCTCCTTTAGCTTGGCTTCTATGGCTCGAACTGTGTCCACCCAACCCGGTGGTAGTCTGACCGCTCCCGGCAACAGTGACATAACTTCCTCATCAGTCAGCCCAACCCATTCTTTCTGAACTACACTTAAAAGATATTCAATGCACTCTGCGGCATGCTCCGCTCGGTTTGCGCGTGTCTTATCTCTTAGCTGCTCGGCATATGATTTGCAGTATTCAACACCCCAGTTCGGGTACATACCAAACGTGGTCATTTCTGGATCGCTCATGTCGGCTTCCTTCCTTCTTCGTATTCTTCGCGCCCATCCATGCTTCTATGTACGTACAAGTCATACTCCTCGTCGTACTCCGGTCTGCACCAGCAAAATGCACCTTTATCAGTTTCA